GACGGTTCTCTCGTCCTTCGTCTGCGTGTTTCTTTAGTCGTTCGTCTGTTTTGCTCATATTTAGTCGCTCCTTGCAGCGATTGTTCTATTATGTGTGTTTTGCACATAATAAAGCAAGTTTTTTATTAAAGTGTTGCTTATGCGTTGCTTTTATCGTATGCAGCGTATCTTTTAACATATCGAGTCCGTAAGACAGGATCGTCCCACACTCCAGCTTCTACTAAGGCAGCTTTTCGTTCTGGACTAATATAAACCTCTCGGCGCGTAGAAGATGGCGCATGTTCTTTGCCAGATCCAACTGCTGGACCACCTCGTGCTTTACGAGAAGTCTTCGTAGTTTTCTTTGACTCGCTGTGATCATCAAACCGCTCTGGTAACCTGCGAGCAGATCGAGCAGTTAGCTCATCCCAATACTCTTCAGTCTGAGGGTTATAACCATCTCGACTGAGAGACTGGTCAATAGCCATCACGATAGCAGAATCTTCATCACGACCATTAGAGTCGTACCATGGATTATCTTCCATGAACTGCTTCGCTAGATGCATAGTTCGATCATCAACCGATGGGGCTGTGTTGACTTGTTGTGCAGCTTGCTGCTTGTTGTAATTAAGTTGCTGCGATTTGTTCATGGCTTCATCACGATACTTCATCGCTTTTGTAACGTCATTACCATTGTTTTGCTCAACAGCTTTGGCGATAATTCTTTCGGCCATATTAACTTCTTTATCGGCCTGAGCAATTGCAGCATCAATACCTTGAAGTTCTTGGTTATGAGCACGTTGTTCTTGTGTGCTTATACGCTTTTCTAGATCATCATTACGGCTTCGTAAGAAATCCAGTTCTGTTTTATCGCGCTTGATGGCGGTCTCTCGCCTTCCTTTACGATCTACTTTTTCCTTTCTACGCCGCTCACGAATTGCTTCACGCTCAGAGTCATCTTCATCGTTTTGAGCCGCAACACGCTCATCATCGTCATCGTCATCATCAGATTCCTCTTTAGAAGGTTTCTCTTCGACAATAACAATATCTTCTTCTTGGCTTTCGTCTTGCTCAACCAATACATCTTCAACTTCGACTAATTCTTGTTCAGCCATTACTCATCTCCTTATCAGATGAATGCCTTAACTTTTAGGGGATCGCCTATAACGCTGCCCAAAATGTCAAGATCATTAAAAATTACAAACATTGCTGCTTCACCATGCAGTGCGTCAGGAATTGGTACTTCCCAGCGATCACCTCCATATTTAGCAACTCTCACAAATTCACCTTCCTTGCACCAGTTACCCTCTGGCCAGCTTTCCATCGTATTACGATTTTTAAAAGCTAATGGCCCAACTGTTATAACTTTGGCGACCTGTGTGTTCCACTTCTCTGTATCAGTGGTGTCTGTGGTTAGTAGGATTCCACCCGCTGTTTTATTTTTAGCGGTGCGTATTTGAACCAGAACACGGCTACCGAAAGGCTGAATACCAGAACAAACATCTGGAAAAGCCTCCGCAAGTGTATTCTCATAAGTCTTCGTTTCCATTCCTATCCTCGTCTATTAGATTTAAAAGTACATTAATGCTTGCTTCGTAACCTGCAACCATTCCAACGAGGTACCCGTACTCAAAAGTATCTCGGTCTTGAGGTCTCTTCAAGGCTTCAAGCGCAAAATCCGCTTGATCGGCCTTGATGATATTCAATAGCTTTGATTCTATATTCATGCAGTTTTAGTCTTTGGCTTTTTAGCGGTCTTAGCTGACTGTGCAAAAGCTGTAGCCGATGGCGCACCGACCTGCCCTTTCTTACGCATTGTCTCAAGCTTACCTGTAGCTGGATCTTTTTTCTTAGCTGCAACACGTTTCTGTTTAGCTGCGATGTTTGCGTACAATCCTGGTTTAACTGCCATGAAATATCTCCTGTTATAATTATTTAATAGTATAGCCAGAGGCCATAAATTTAAGACGCTGGATCGCCTTTTGATATTGTTCTAGGCTTACCATTAGCATGAACAACAGGGTTGCCGTTCTTATCAACATTGCCTTGCCAATGATTACGGCTAATTCCAGTCATAGCTCCAAAACCAGAAGCCATACGTTTGTGCTGGCTTACTTGATCTGAGTCCATATTGACTGCACCGCCTTTAGCGTAACCTTTACTTTTCATCATCTTTTTCATCATTCTCTTCCTCTGCATAAATGTTATCAAAAACTTGATTAACGTCTAACGTGTAATCCAGATCAGATTTACTGTAATGGGTATGTTGAGAAGGTCTAAAATCAGGAGCACCTTCTCCTAGTTCAAACCAAGCCGGGTGACTTACCCGAACTCTATTGTTAGGTAAGGCAACTATATTACCTGTCCACTTTCCTGCATCAAGAAGTTCTAAGACATGTGCCTGCTTATGTTGAGCTGGATCATCTGCAACTTCTGAATCAGTGTAGTCAACCGTAAAATAGTATTTGGCAGGATAAAATTTCCCATCAATTTTTGCGAGCCAAGGCGCTGGTGTGCATCGGTCTAAAACATAAACACTATGTGTATGTGACGCACAGTCCCAAGGCTGGGCTTCATGTGTAGCCATCGGTTCTGGCCACTCGCTAACTGGAGTGTCCCCCATCAAGGCTGTTATAGGCATTCTGGCCCACATTGCACCTCCATGAACATTCTGCTCATCTGTGTCGTAAGTTTCAGCGCCAGTAAAGATCATCTGAAAGCTTAAAGAACGATTAGGTACAGTTGTAACAGCTACGGCCATGGCGTGAATCCACTCGCCATGAAACTTCTCATGGTTGTGAGTGTATTCTTTCCTGACCCAGCACTTAAAGTGCGGTATGTTGCTTTGTAAGAATGCCATTAAGGATCAATCCCGTTTCCACTTGTATAAGAAGTCTTCTGACCAGACTCCATTTCCATAGCCGCCAGTTCTTTGGCGGTCATGTTGTCTGAGCTATTCATACGCTCTCTTGCTGCCAAATCATCTGCTTTGCGCTGATTTTCGTTACGCTCACGAGTGTTTTGACGGTCTGTTTCAGACATTTCGCTAACATTATTGCGCTCTGTTGCAGACAATTCACGAAGTCCAGCCAATTCTGACCTTTCTTCCCGATCTGACTCGCTAGACGCAAGCTTTGCACGTTCAATTTCAGCAGTCTGCTGCATTTTAAGCTGTGCAATCTCATTAGCCGCCTGCATTTTAGCAGAATCAAGCTGAATCCTAGCTCCATCACGCTCTGTGCGCTGCTGAAGTTCACCTTGCTTGATCTGGGCACTTAATTCTGCAATCTTCATTGCGTCACCTTGTGCTTGTGCTGGATTTTCAGGCTTGAACTGTTGAGCCATTTCGTTTATCTGCGCTAATTCTTGACCGAATGGTCCTAACTGCTGCTCAATAAACTGTTGGACTTTTAATATTACCTCAACCTGCTGCTCTGCTTCTTCAGGAATCAATTGCTCAGTCTGCGCTTCATCCACTGCATTATGCGCCTCCACCAAATAATAGTTTAATAAGTGATCTCGCAAGTGCATAGCCATCGGGTACATAAATGTACTCATAATGCTTGGATTAGAGCCAAACATGGGAGACTTTAAGAACGGTAAGTGAACTTGTAAGTGCGCCAAGTGATCTTGCTGAGGTAGAACAAATATACCTTGACCCATTGCTGCCGCTACGTTTTCACTGACTGGATCTCTGTCTTCCGATCCCGGAGTTGGGGCTAAAACCTCTGAAGGAGGTATTTTCAAGGTGTTTAAGAACATTTCTTCCACAGCCAGTGCGTCATACATCTGAGGCATTAACTGTGCGCGTTGCATGATTGCTTGAATCTGAGCAAATCGTTGCGCTTCACTGAATATTGAAGGATTACTAATTGGTACTACATCTGCTGGGCCATCAAAGTCCTCTACAGATATATCTAATCCAGCGTCTAACGCATCAAGCTCTTCCTGCGTGTAGTACATGCTGTTGATGCGATGAAGAATTTTAAAGCTTCTAGCCATAGACGCATGTAAGCGAGAGTGGATTGAGCTAAACACAACCATTCCCTGCTCAATGATAGCCATCGTAGTGCCAACTGGGGCATTAGGATTCTGGTCGTTAAACTTCTCAAATGAAGTCTGCACAACACCTTTGCCTGCATCAACTAAGAAACCTAACAGTTGAAACAAAGTAGGACTAGGTCCAGCAAAAGGTAAGGGCATCGCTAACTTACGCACATCATCAATAAGTGCGCCACCTTCCATTTCAACAATCTCAGTAGGCTGAACATTCAAGGTCTGGCCACCTGGGCCACCCTTTAGCTTCAATAATGTGGGCACGTTCTGAATATACGCTGAGTCAAGTAACGCTCGTAGTGCGCCAGTTGCGGCTCCGCTTAGGCCACCGATCATGTGAGTTAGGCCGATAGGGTAAGCGCCACGCCAAGGAACGAATGGAAACTCTACGATCCAGTGCAATTCTTTTTGCCTTACATCGTCTTCTTCCCAGTTACGGTAAAGACAAAGTGCTTTATCTGAGGACTTATCAACGCTTAAAATGTAAGGCGCTAAACCTTCTCCATCTTCAAAATCCATGTACGTGTAAATTTCAAATATGGTGCGTAGCCCGTCTTCATTGTATGAGGTGTTTTGCTTTCCCTCAATCTTTTCATTAGCGCGTTCAGCTGCACTAAACTCCGGCTCGGTAGGAGTAGGTAGGTCCACATCAGCATACATGCCTGCCTCTACGCGCTTCTCGTATTCCATCTGAGTAATATACTGAACGTGAGTCTTGCGCTCTGCGGTGTAAAAGTTAGTAGCTGAGAATGGTAGGTAGATGTCATCAATCGGCACAAACTCAGAAGTAGGCCGCATGAATCGAGCGTTCCACATAAACTTCATGTACTGACCGCCGCCAAGCGGCAACTGCGTACTAAGCTGCTCAAGTTCTGAACGGAACTCAACCATCTGCTCGGTGGTCTGCCAGTTCATAAACTCAGTCTTGCGCTGGGCTTTTCCAACCTTGGACTTGTCTGCCTCGCCAATGATCTTAGACTTTACTGGACCGCCTGGGGGAAACACTTCTTTGATAAAACGTGCAGAGAAATCAACACACGCCTCGACCAGCATAGGATGCACAACCTTGTTAGCTCCTTGAAACTGGGCACCGCCCGGAGCGTCATCGCCTAAGCCAGTACGGCGCAAGCCTTCTTCGTACTGAAGGTCTCGCTTCTGGCGAGCCTCTTTGTCTCGCTCAATCTTAGTCATCAAGTCATTGATTGATGTCTTTAGTAAGCTCTGGTCAACTTCCTCCACGATGTTCTCAAAGTGGTCAGAAGCCTCTCGCACAGAAACAGTCTCCATACGAACCATGGCCCCACCGTCTTCAGTATCCTCAACCTCAAGCTCTTCTTCTTCTGGAAGCTCTACCATTGTTACTTCTTCAACTTCAACTTCAATTTCTTCAGCCACGTTAAGCCTCCTGTAGTAAGCGTTCTGCCATTTGATTTATTATATCAGAGTTGTATTCTAAACTAACTGAGCCGCCACGAGCAAAATCAAAATCGCTTCGGTCAAGATCAGATATGCCTGAATCTATGTAGTCCATTACTTCCTTTTCGCGCATAATTCTAGGTGTTTTTTCTGGGCTAAATTTTCTTTTGGACTCATAAATACTATAAATATCTAGCACATCATCCATGTCAAGCCCATCAACACCGCCATATTTTTCATCAAATATCTCTCCCATAGCCATATTGTCATCAATGTCAACAAGCCCGTACATTTCTAATTCGTCAGGATTAATATTACCAACTAGCCTTTCATTATCTGTTTTGTTTAAAAAATCCATGACAGAATCAGTTAGTTTAGATTCGTAATTAGGGTCTTTGTTGATATAAGACTTTGATTTGTTACTGCTAAATCCATTGCCCGGTGGTTTTATCTCTGCAATTGAAACGACATCATTGTCCAAGTGATTTTTATAGGTAGTGAATTGTACTTGAAGATGAGGCTTCCCATCGCCATCAAGCATTACAGTAAGACTGCTGTCTCCAGATCCGTAATTAAGCGCTTCATCATTAAGCTTTGTACACCACTTCCCTCCCTTACCTAGTAGCCTACAAATCTTTTTATTTTTTGGATCTGAAGTGTCAGGTATATCTACCCAAGTTGCGCCTTGTTCTTTAGCAAAATCAAGATTAAAGCCATCGTCTTTCATGCGAGGCGACTCTTGTGCTAACTCTATAAAACCTTTTGTTGTTTGTAAATCTTTCCATTCTCGAAGATCGCCAACTCTGGCAGAGACATCTCCAACTGACATCTTTAAAACTTTGTCTCCGGGCAAGTACAACTCTGGAGGCAAGCCTAATGCATTGGTTGGATCAACCAACTCACGCACACCCTGAGTAAGAACTTCTAGTTGCAAATCTTCTGCAGTAAATGTACCAAGCTCAAAAATATTAGTTTCAGGCGGCACTTTGTTTAAGAAAGTATTGGCTTCATATACTTCATCCATTAAATCTTCTGGACCACCTCTTCCTCGATCAATACCACGGGTTTGATTACGTTGATCGTAACTCATATTTTTTAATAATCTATTTCTAAATGATCCTTCGTCCCTAAAAGTCCCAGCCTTTTGCTTATCTAATAACATATCCGAAGCGCCTTCAAATGACATAGCTAAGTCTGAAGCTGATTCTTGTCTAAGTATGTTTGGATTATTATCCATGCCATAATCATTAACATCGTACTGAGCAAGATTTAATTGATCCTCAAATTCATCTATGGTCAGATCCTCATCAAAGTTAGTGACTTCATAGTGCATGTTATCTGCGTCACCAGCTACTCTAACAATCGAATCATTCTGCCCTGTGCCCATTTCATTCTGCAGATACTTCTTGAGCTTAGTGTTGACCCATCGGTTAGTCATCGTTGCTCCTGGGTATTGCTTTTCAGTTCTAACAGCAGCAGCTTCTGGGAAGGTTCTATTAAAGTAATCTAATTTTGGAGTCCTTGATATTTCATCATTAGTTATTGATTGAAACATTTTAGATGTTAAAAAACCAAACTTAGCGGAAGGCGTTGCGTCTAACATCTCTGGAGGAAGGTCTGCGGTGCCAGCCTCAATTTGTTTTTTAAATTCATTTTCAATGTCATCAATACTTATGTCACTGTCAATTTGATCTTTAATTTTGACTAATTCATCAACGCTCATTTCATCACTATTCATTAACGCAAGCGGAGTGCTTTTTATAGTTAAGCCTTGAGCGACAGTCTTTGGTGAAGTAATTGGTGAATTTGATGGTCCAGAACTACTTCTTTGTGCGTTAGGGTTTGCTTCCATAAACTCTATGAGATTAGGGTAAGCTTCATCTCTAAAATTAGGATCTAGATGATCAACTATCTCCCCAAGAGAATTTTGGTAGTACGTATAGCCATCTTTAGTCGTAAATGTTGTGTTGCCATATCTTGAAAGAACATTACTGTCAAACTCATTCAAGAAGTTATTATCGCCCGGCTCTCTAACTTGTAGCTGCCTTGCGCCCATACCTTCTAGCCTATCCTGTAAAGGTTCGTAAGAAGCTTCACTGGGTACTTGCCCTGCAGCAGCGTTTAAGTTTCTTTGATCTACTGCATTCCTGCCTACTCTAAGGCCAGCCTTTACCGCACCGCCAATGGGTAAGACTTCGCCAACTGTGGCAGCATTTCCTATAAGAAACTTCGTGCTAGGATCTAAGTCTTCCCACGCCTGCCCGGTTGCTGCTATGGATTGCTGCACTTCAGGAGATAGATGCTTTTTGTTTCGGTCATAGTATTCAATGCCCTCGTTAACGACAGCGCCTAGACCTTGCATAGCGCCTTGATTAATAGCTTGAGCTTCTTTTGTTCTGGGATTGAAGTTAAGGGCATCATTGTAAGCCTCGTTATTAGCCACCATTTCTTCAAGCGTATTGTCGGTGAAGTATTGCTCACCTAAAGAAATAGCAGAGGATGCAATAGGTCCAGCTATACCAGAGGCAAAGTCTGTAATAACATCACCAACTACTCGGCGTAAACTGGGCGCGTTGTAACCAATCGTGTCATCTCTAGTTGCCTGCTTCTTAACCTCACCACCTTCAGCGTAGCTATTGCCGTTTAGTAGATCATCAGCCATGGCACTGATCTTGTTAGCATCGTACTCAGAGCCAACCTCTTCAGCTACCTCAACCTCACCGCCTTCGGCATAGCCCATGTCCTGAAGGTACTTCAGATAATCTTCGTCTATCTTCTGGCTTGGAAGACCAAAACCTTCGTAGCCCATACGAGCATTCATGCCATACGCGCCAGAGTTAAACGGTCTTTTGTTGGGACCAGACTTCATATGAAGACCTCGACCATAGTTAATGAAGTCTGGCATCGCAATCTCAAGTGGGGCTGGCGTAAAGATGTCGTCTGTGGCCAACTTTCCCATCAGCTGCTCTTTAAAACCACGATGAGCATCAGGCATGGTTTCACTTTGCCTATACCGAGAAGGAAGAATTAGTGAAGGGCCAATGTCAAAAGTGTTAGCGCCCAAAAGTACAGACTCTGTGGAGTCCTCTAATATCTTGTCGTAGTCAAATATCTGGCCTTTACGCGCTCCTAAAGGAGCCGTCTTTGGGTTTAGGTCAAGAGGCTCAAGCCCATCAGCAATTCGCTTCTTATTGAGCTTAGTGCGCCATTTACTTCTTGCTCCGACTGCAGCTATAGCCTGCGGTGTCTTTCCGCTCATAATGTCAGCCAATGCGCCACGACCATCAAAGGTCTTCTCAAGTTCTACCCAAGATGACGGATCTCTGATGTCCATCTTATCTCCAGTAAGCGCCTCTAGGTTAAGGTTTATCTTATCAGCCTGATCTGCGTCTAACTTGTTGGCCTTAACGCCAGCCATAAATTCTTTCTTTAGTTTCTTAAACACTTCTTTATTGGTGCGAAGTTGATTAGGCGATCCTATCATTGGAACGAGTATAGTTCCTTCTTCTTTTAAGTTGTTTCTTAGGCTGGCTATTGTGCTTTTTGCATCAACCGCCCACACAGGATAGTCAGTGATTTCTCCATTCTCATCCAGCATTCTAGGCACAGGAGCCTCTCCAAACTGATCTTGATACAGTTTAGCCATCTCTGAATACTGCCGACCAATCAAAGGATAGCCCGGACCTGCGCCGTCTTTGATGCCAGTCCTGTCAGACTGAGTGGCAACCATGCTAACTTTGCCCTCGATGTTCATGTCGCCTAATACTTCAGACAGCTTCTTAACCTCAGCGGTCTGTCCTGCCATGTCTTTTGCTGCTCTCTTCCGGGCAATCTGCCTTCCGTAATTGGTTATCTCTCCGTCTTTAAACGACTTAGATAGCTGGTCTGGAGTAAGATCAGGCTGTGCAACATCCCTAAACATGATTGGCTTAGGTGGTGCGTTAACATTCTCGCCATTACGAGTCAGCACAGTCAGATCGTTCTCATCAAACACTACAAAGTTTCGTGTGCCTTCGCCTGCCTTGCGGCTTGTTCCATCCAGATACTTTATTCCAGGAACGCCTGCTTCACTTAATACCTTAGACGCTTCTGATTGAGCGTCCATAATGTTCATGTTTGGATTGCTATGAAAACCTCTAGCCAGCTCTTCATAGTATTGCTTTCCTGTTTGACCCATTCCAGTTCTTTGCTGCATTCCCTTTATGGCATTATCCCTTGCAAACTTTGCAGCGCCCTCTGGCGTTGACGAGTGCATTCCCTCTACTTGGTAAGCATAGTTAGGATTGTCAGAGTCGCCTTTCTTAACTAACTTTAAGTAATCCTCAATGCTAGGAACTTCTTCAACAGACATTCCTAGAAGCTTGGCTATCTCAGGCTGATCGCTAAGAGGCTTGTCCCAGTCCATCATCTTCGCTATCTTTTCGTCTGGTAGGTTTACTGAGTATAAGTTTGATCCTTGATCACCAGATGTAATAAAGCCACGCGAGTTCATTGACGTATTATCTTCATTTACAAGTTCATCAATAACCCAGTCATCAATGTCATCTCTTGTAATATCAGAAGCATCAATTCCCATAACTTCTTCAACTTCTTTTCGTATATCCTGAATACTCATGGCATCCAGAGAATCTCTATATAGTCCTTCATTTTCTTTAGGAGTCACTGGCTTGTATTGTTTAGCCACGCCTTCACTCTCAGCAATGTAAACTCCTGCGCCAAAAGCTTGCGCTCCTTCGCCAGTGCCTCTTCTGGATCTATCAAACCTATCGAAATTATAAGGCGATCCGTGATAGCCGACCATCTCTTGTCGAGCGCCCATCTCTCCCAGCCTGTCTTGCAGTGGCAAGTACGAACTTTCGTCCGGGACATCAGCAGCTGCATTGCTGATCATTCGCCTGTCGCCAGCATTCCGTACTGCATTCTTTGCCATGCCTGCCGCTTTACCGATGGGGAGAACCTCGCCTACCGTTAGCGCATTCTCTATAGCAAATTGAGTCTCTGGATCTAATTGGCTGTATTGATCCATGCCGTAGTCAACTATGTCAGGTATATAGCCGAGGCTGTCTTTGTTTTCGTTGTACTTCTGAGCCAAGGCTGTAACACCTTCGCCTATCTTGCCCATGGCATACTGGTTAGCCGCTTGAGCTTCTTCAGTCCTTGGGTTGTAGTTCAGAAAGTCGTTGTACATCTCATTGTTAGCTTGCATCTCTTCAATGGTGTTGTCAGTAAACGCTTGCTCTGCTAGAGAAACACCAGCAGCGGCAATGGGGCCAAACATTCCAGACAGAGTGTCTGCGCCAACATCAGTAATGATCTGACGCAAGTTAGCTGGACGCTTGTCTTCTACTGGACCACCTTCGGCCCACTTGACCCTGTTACTCCAATAAGCTGCAGAGGATGGGCCTTTGGCTATGTTCTTAGCATGGCGGTCTTTAAAAGCTTTGCGCTTCGCCTTAGTGGCATCGGAATCATTAGGACTGGGCTTGCCAGCAGTGTCTGCGCCCTGCTCGCCAAACCTAATCATCTTAGGATTGCCGTCTACATTGGTCTTCACTACGTGAGAACTTGTGGGATGTCCGGGTGTGCGCCTTGGCGTATTCAATTTAAGATCGTCTTTCAAAGACATGGTTCACTCCTAAGCGGCATAAGGGTTGCCAATGTTTGTTCTATCTACTCGGCGCTCATCTGGATCTTTTGCCTGTGGCAAATCAAACCAGCGGTCATTCTTAAAATATATGATGGCCTGTGTAAACGTGTCCACGTAATCATCGTGAGCCGCCACAGGGAACTTAGAAAGCTGCTTGACGAAGTCATGCGCCCAGCCTACGAAGTGTCCTGGGTTCTTCTTTGACTCAGGTATCCACACCATGCCTAGCTCCAGTGTCGGAGCAGCCTGATGCGCTCTACTAACTTTGTCAGCGTTACCCGGATTGTAGCCGATTGCTGGGACGTTGGCCAATCTTAGATCCTGAAGCAATGATTGTCCTGACGCTTTGGATTCCACCAATATGCGGTCAGGTCTGCGTGGCCTAGAGAATTCACTATCCTTGCTCATGCCGCCGTACTCGGTTGACCAGTCCTTGATCGCTCTTGATCTCAGGTCCGGGTAGCCGAGGTACTCATCCCACGCATCAATCAGCATGACGTTGCGTTGCCCGGCGTGAGTGAACACGGCCCACACGCTACACGCAGTTGGATCGCCAGTCGTCTTCTCAGTGAAGGCGCAGTCATAGCTCTGCAGTATGTACTCAAATGGTGGAAGGCCACGCTTATGCGGCCACATCTCGATGTAGTCAGTCTTTAGTATGCCGCCCTCAGATGGATTAGGATCTTGCTGCAGCTGACCAGCTGTGCCGTAAACACCAAGTAAGCGCTTGAGATCGGCAACTTCTGCCTCACCGAATCGCTCTGGGCATATCAGTTCGCCCTCGACAGTGCGAGGATCGTAGGAGCCTAGACTGGTCTTCCTGCGCTTACCGTCCCACTCTGCTGGTATCATTAGATGTTCCCAGCCACCAATGTCTTCTAAGATGTGTCCACTGATGTCTCGCTCATGCAATCGCTGCATGACTGTCACCATTGCATCGAGCTTAGGATCGTTGAGTCGTGTTGACCATACCTGATCAAACCATTCAAGCGATGACTCACGGATAGCATCAGACTGAGCTTCCTGAGCAGCGTGTGGATCGTCTAGTAGTAGCCGAGAGCCACCTTCACCTGTCGCTGTACCGCCAACAGATGTTGCAATGCGATAGCCAGTCTCAGAGTTCTCAAAGCGTTGCTTGGCGTTCTGATCACCGGATAGTTTGAACATATGGCCCCATCGCTCTTGATACCAA